GTAGCATCGCCTGGCAAGGCTGGTTTGATGCTATTGTCCTTAGCTACAGAAGTGGCACCCATTGGAACAGCACCTTCTTCTGATAGAGTCTCGGCGTCAGTAGCAGAAACGCTAACACGAGCTAGCAATTCTTTGATCTTTTGTTCGACTGACATCCTACATCTCCTATGTTATCTAACTTTAATATTTATAAAACTAGTTATTTTATGGTTGATAAAAATGCTTCAAATACTTTTAGCTTTTTTTCAGCTAAATGTTTTCTTGAAGTATTTTTAATTTCTTGTCTGGCTTGATCTATTTGAATAGTCTTCCAAATACCGTTTTCGCAGATCCACTCTGCTCCTTCCATTATACCTTCAACAAAAGCATCAGGTGCTGAAGGATCTGCTACTATATCAACTGTAGCTAGATGAAAGTCTGGTTGTACTATACTTATACCATCTTTACCTGGTGATAAAGAACCTACACCTCTTGACGATACACCTAATTTAACACCCTCCTCAATAAAATTTTTAGCAATCTTACCCATTGGAGTGTCTAAAATTTTGGCTTCTCCAACAACATTATTACCATCCCAACTTAAGCCTGTAATCAAATGAGATACTTGATTTAAATTAATTGTTGGATTAGGTGGATGCCCTAACTCACCTAAAGCTCTTTTTTCTGAAATTAAATTTTGATATCTTTCAACTTCTTTTTCAAGAACAGGTTTTTGGTATATTCTATTGTTTCTATTAGCTTGTTCTGCTTGCATGAATATACCACGAATAAAGGTACTTTTCTTACCACCATCATTTTGTTCTGTTATATATTCTAATTCTTGATTGATTTCTTTTATTAACTTCATCTTAGGCTCTGTTAGCGTAGAATTGTTGTTGTGGTTCGCCAAACCCTGCAGTTTTGGTTAATACTAAATAAACAGTACCACCAGGTGTTGGGATCGTTACACTAATATTGGCTGTATTATTCGATGATTCAACAAACCCAAGTTGTTGTGTCATAGACCAATTATCATTACTATAAAGTAGCATCACATTAGAAGCATTTCTTTGTATCAATGTAGGTGCTGTATCTGGTACTGACCACATAACAGAATTTATATTTACATTAGCGTTAGCATATCCTTTGAATACTTCGTCAGATACTCTAACATCTTCATTGATGTCAATAGTAGCAGCACCGTCACCAATTAGTTTGATGACTGCCTGTTGTCTTACCTTTTTAAGTATTACTTTAGTGATAGCCATTTATCACTTTCCTTTCTTTTTCATTGCTCTCAGCTTTTTAAAATCCATAGCTGTTAGCTCATCTTTCTCTGGCTCATGTACATCTAATACTTGTTGATTAGGATGAAGTTTCTTTTCAAGCATTGTTTTTATGTCTTCGGCAAAAATTTCTTCAACACCATGATCGAATTTTACTGAGTAAACTGCTACTTGTCCATCCTCTGTAGCATCGAAATCTTCGACGGTTACAATACCTTTGCCGTAAATATCTGAATCAAATTCAGTGTCAAAGTATAAGTCTTCTCTCATAGCCATTTTTGTAGCAGTGGCATACATTACTTCTTTGCCCTTGCCTGGGTATCTTTTTTCCCAATTAGCTTTTTTCATAGACTTAACATACCTTTCACGTTTTTTCATTTGCGCAGCAGTCATTTTTCTGTCGCGCATGGCTTCTAGTATTGTAAAGTAATTTTTCATTCTTCTTCTCTGTTGTAAAGGTTAGATGCTATTTCTTGTTTTTTACCGGCTAAAGCATCAGTGACTTTATTCGCCAGTAAAGTATTAATAGTGTCTTGAGCTTCGACATTATTGTTAGCTAAAATATTATCGACCATACTTTTAATTACTTCACTATATTCACTCATTGTTGCTCCTGATTTAATGTTGGATCATCAGTATTTATTGGTTGTCCGTGAGCACTTACTGGAGGACCTTCAGTTTGTATCTGAGAATTAATAGTTTCTATATCTTTATCACTAAATCTTAATACCTTTTTCATTACGTATTCTTTACTAAAATACATTCCAACGTATGGCTGCACTTGATTAAGAATATCTAATCTATTTCTCATTTCATCAGCATCTTTCATTTCTGAATAACGCTGATCCTGAGCGTATCTATAATTTATCTTATCCTTAAGATCAATCCAATCATTTTCAGTAATAATTGCTTTAAGAATAAGTTGAGTTTTGAGCATATCATTAAATAGCTCAGAAAACTTCTTTCTCAATCTACCAATAAATTTAGCAAATTTTAACTCATCTCTACTTATTTCAGCTGCTCTACCGAAATTAAGACCGTCAGATGATTGCATTCTTGATACTGGAACATTTAAAGCTTGATATAATTTATTCTGAAAATAATCTATATCATTAATTTGTCCCAAATTTTCACCGCCAGGCAATGTGGAAATTTCAGTTCCTCTACCACCTTCTCTACGAGGCAACCAAAAATCCTCAAGCATTGACATCATTTTTCTATCATCTCTTATCTCACCAGTAGCAGAATCATATGTAAGTTTATTTCTAAACTTGGTCATTATATCTTTTAAATATTGTTCTGCCTTAATTTTTGGCAAATTGCCTACATCAATATAAAATATTCTTCTTTCCGGTGCTCTAGCTATTCTATAGATAACTAAAGCATCTTCCATCATTTTAAGTTGATTTACAGGTTTTATAGCCTTATGTAAATAACTTAAAACTACATTTCTTTCTATATCCATTAGTCCAGAAGGAACAAATGTAATAGAATCGGGGGCAATCTTTATTCCTTGATTAGTTGTAGATTGCGACATCATAAATCCAGGAGTAAATACTCCTTTGTCGTTATAGATAAAAAATTCATCTATACCTGTAATTACTTCTACCCCGGCAGGGGTTTTTTCTTTCTTAACATTACGAAGTTTCTTAATTTTACGAGGATCAATATTTCTTACCTCGACAATTCCTCTTTTAGGATTCTTTATATCAATAACTTTTTGATAGTACAATCTACCATCAATATACCATCTTCTAAAAATATCAAATCCTTTACTATTGAATTCTAATAACTTTAATACATTTTCGAATTCTTGCATAAAGATTTGTTTTATATCCTCAGGTAAATCCAAATCATCTAATACTATATCAACAGGTCTTTCGTCATCTACTGCTGCTATAGACTCAGTTACAATTTCGTCTACAGCAGTAGCACAATCTGAATACATTGATGCTTCTCTATATCTGGTAATTAACTCAGATTCAGATTTTGTAGCAGCATCCATATCCACAAATGTGCCGAAATACCCTGCAGATGTAGCAGAGGCAGCACCATCGTCACTTTCAGGTGTTACGAAGGAGACCTGTAGAGGCTCCTTCTTACTTAATGTATATCCAAATAATGAAATTGCCATAATCTATCTTTATATTATACTACTGATACAGGAACGTTAGTAGTTGTAAACGTCTGATACACAAACTGTACTTGAAACTGAGACAACTGATCATTAGCTTGGTAATCTAACGTTACAGGACTCAAATCAACTGGGAAAGCATCTAAAAGAATATATCTTTTTAATATTGCACCGTTTCTATCTAATTGGTCTACGTACAAATCTGCACTATAACCATTAGGTCCTAGTGGGGTAGTTCTACCTCTTTTGGTTAACAAACTATCCATACCGTTCATCCATTGTTCAATAGATGTTCTTACAGTAAAACTTGTATCATTTATTACTGTAGCGGTCCAAGGAGCAAATGATCTATCACCTGCTAGATTAACTTGTCTTCCTCTATAAAACACTGTAGCTGGAGGAATACTTGATCCAGGAAGTTCAGCATTTGTAACTAGGAAGGAAGCTTGTCTTGTTGAATTAAAAACATAATTAGGATAAGTTAATGTTACTTGAAATTGATTTGGTCTTGCTCCACCATTTACTAAGGCAGATTTAAAACCATTAATATCAAACGTTGTTGCCATTTATTTCTCTCCCTATTAAGCGCCAACTTCTTCAAAACTTATACCAGTTCTGGTAGCAATAAAGTTTAGAGAAATAAAATTGATGGAACGAGCAGGTTTAATAAAGATATCAGCAACGAACTCGTTACGATCAATAACCTCTCCTGTATTATTTGTTTCGTCACATACTACTTTGAAATCTGTAACACCTCTACGTCCTTGGATATCTCTCAAGAATGGTTCAACAAGATTTCTAAATTGTGCTCTAGTAAATGCATCATTAAATTCAAATAATTGGAATTTCGCAGCAGTTGCTATAGCTTTTTCCAATGTAATAAACAATCTACGAACATTGATTCTATCAAACGCACTAGGTTTAGTTAACATAGTTTTATCACCAAATAATACTGTACCTTGTCCTGGAAAAGATACAACAGGATTCACACCTGCTTTGTATAGATTATCTCTATCTGTTTTGCTTGGTGAGTAAGCCAATTTAACTACGTTCTTTATTTGCCCTCTATTAAATCCAGCAGGTGAGAACCATGGATCATTTGTATAATCAGTTCTAGCACATAAGCCTGCAGTATCACCATTTAATGGAATCCAACGATACACATCGTTATATCTATCGTACTGATATTTCCAACCAGAATCCATTACTGCGTATGATGAATTTAAATTCAAATCTGTATTTCTGAAACTTGTTGTATTGGTTACAGCAGCGCTTGTTGTTGCTGTACCAACAACATCTGATTGTTCAGGTGAAATAAATGCTACACAATCTTTTCTGACTTCTGCTACTGATTGAACAACATATCGAGCAACTGTTGATGAAGCCTCGCCCAATGGCATCAAGCTAATATCATACAATTCGTCATTAGCAAAAAGACCCCAAGCAGTTTGTAATGCAGCGTCATTTACAACTACGTTACCGCCTACTGCACCACCCATTGAAATTGTTACGTTCGCATTAACACCCAAATTAGCAAAAGTTCTATTAGCAGCTTGTAGACCGGCAGTAGAACTAACATTTGGATGATGACCGCCCCACCACAAATATTTCGAACTATTATTAACTACATCTTTGTAATACAAATTAGTACCATCTGTTCTTTTTGCATCAGCTGCATAAGAAACGAACGGGAATTTTTCCAGAACAGTATTTGCTGTTCCGCTTATTGTTCCATTTTCATCTATAACAATAATATGCAATTCGTCATCTACACCACCGTATTGAGAAGCATAAGTAGACGTATTAGGTGTGCCATCAAATTGTGAAGCCCATACCCAATTGCTCCAACCTGCTCTATCACACATAGAAACTTTTAATGAGTTGCCTAAATTGCCAGCATATTTTGCCACAAAACACACATTGGATTGTGTGCTAGTAGGAATACCGTTAACATAGTTTGCAATATAATCGTCTGAATTCTTGATGTATACCTGGCTAACAGTTGTCTCTAGCGCACCACCACTTGTTGTTGCATTTGCAACAGCATTTTTATAGTCAACGTTTCCTGCTCTAACTACTTGTAGATTATTTCCATAAGATAAAAAATTAGCAGCAGTAAAGAATGATGTAAAAGTTCTATCAT